TTTGAGCAGTAAAGTCACCTTGATAACCTACTCCAATAGTTGTGCTGTTGTAACCACTGGCATGTGCTCCAATGTTCATTCCTCTACCTGCATAGATGTTACCTTTAAAATCAATCCAGTAATTATACCCAATGCCCGCCCATCCATTACCATTCTTATGATAGTTATGAACATCATCAAGATGCCATGACTTATGTGCCATATGGTGTTGTACGATTCGGGTTACTCGCGACTTATTCAGTGGAGTCAATCTGCCATTAAAACTTAAATTACGTTTATATATCTTAACCATGATCGATTTCCTCCTTAATATTCTTACCTGTCTCAAATATTCCAACCGACATTAAACCCGCTATACCTCCCGCCCACATCCGCATAGTCATATCCGCATCTAAAAACACGGCTGCAGCGCCTACTAAAACTCCCACGCATAACGCAACGACTGGTAAAAAACGATCGTTAACCAAAGTTGCGCGTTTTACTACCTCAACGATTGCACCGACTAGTAACGCAATTGATGTTGCTAAGATTAGTATTTCTTCCATTAATAAAACCCCCTTATATATTTAGCGCAAAAACAATCATGGCAATGATAAGTGTGCCTATGATCGTCCCACCGACACCCCATACAGTTGTTTTATACTGCTTTAATTGCTCTATATTGTCTTCGTATATCCTTTTGTTGCTATTCTTTATTTCCTCGTCTAGCGCCTTAAAATCACCTTTTAAGTTGTTCAGCGTATCCATGACATGTTGCATTGTTTGGCTTGCTACTTGCTGATTAGTTTTTAAATCGTGAACATCACGCTCGACATAGCCCGCTCTTTTTTTTAATTCTCGTATATCTTCCACATTGTTCTTTACGTTGTTTTCTAGTAATTCCATAGATGGTTCCCCCACTTTTAACCCTCCTGTAATTAAGGAGATTATTTTCTCCCTCGTATTTCCCCATAAAAATAGAGCCACAAATTAATGTGACTATTGTGCATTAGATAACAGTTAGTTGAGTATTAAAAATCGTCATATCCGTCTGCGTTTGGATCATCTCTGTAAGGCTCTTCCCGTGTACAATCTTCTTGATGATTCTTTATCGCCTTAATTGTCTCTTCGTCTGTATCCTTATCAAAATAAGCCCAACACCTTAAACATCCACGTCTCATGCTTGTGCCTCCCTGTAAAATATTTAAGCCCTCAATAAGCCTACCGCATAAAAAACCTTCTCTTCGCTTTCTTCGTTGTAAAAACGGAATGAAACATACTCGCTTTTAGTAGGTATCGACAGTGCTAGCCCTGTACCCGTATTGTCCGTAGGATTATAAGCGAATTCCTCACTAACCGCTGTCGGCGTATTCAACCTGCCACTTGTTCCTTGCCAATAAACTTGCAGCCTGATCTTTCCCCTTCCCGATGCTTTTATATCCCTAATCACGACCCCCAATGTACTAAAACCATTTACCATAAGGGCATCTGCCTCTCTATCGATGTAAGAGTCAGCGGGGACAGACACATTGCCTGTGCCAAAAATGTTAAACGCTTCCCACGACAAGCCCATTGTCCTTGTCTTGATTACACCACCCTCATAGTCATTATCAACAAACGGATACTCCACATTACTCCCAGTTACCCTAGTATCAAAAGTGCCGTCTAGCCTCTCCTGCATAGCTAGCATATTCTCGTTATTAGTCTGCATAGCCTCGATAATCTGCGATTGTGTGGCGTTTAGGGTTGCGAGCTGTGCCTGTACGTCTGCGTCTGACACCCTGACTTGTTCATCAACTAGCAATGGCTCGATCAATCCGGATGCAGTGTTGGCGCGATTAGCTCCGTCATTAGCCCTTACTGTGGCATCGTCAGCGTTCGTTGTTGCTTGTGTAGCTTCGTCTTTAGCTATTACCGTGTCTCGCCTAACTTGATCAGTATCATTTTTAACTTCAACCGTTTCATCTCTAACTTTGGCGGTTGCGATGCGCTCGCTTTCTGTGGCATCCCTAACAATCTCGGTCTCTTGTCGGACTAAATCAGTCGCAGCGCGGACACTCTCTGTCGTATCCCTTACCTCGGCAGTGTCGTTCTTCACTTGCTCCACTTCCGCCATAGTCTGATCTGCGTTTTCTGCCGAATGATTGGCTTTGTCTGCTGCATCGTTAGCATCAACCGTGGCATCCTTAGCGTCTTGGATAACTTTAGGCCCTTCCACTAACACAATTTCAATCAGCGTTTTCTCGGGATCAGACGGGATAAACTCGCCTGTTAGATCCCGCACAACATTATAGACAAACTCTAGTGTGGATATGCGCCCATCCTCATGGTACAACTGTATGGATGCCGAGAACGCACCTGTTTCTTTTAGCACGCTACCGGGAACATTAAATGTTATTTCGTTAGGCCCTGTTTTATCGCCCTTGATAATAATGCCATCTTCATTTGTGAGCGTGTATGCGATACCGTCCTCTAGTTCGATGTCTTGCCTATCCTCTTGTATTTTGACTACAAACACATTGAGTGAGTCGTTTTGCACGACATTTGGAACAAGCATTGTGCTTTTCTTTCTCGTGTCAGCGGTGATATTAATTATATTCATTAGTTGCTCCCTTCTTTGACATAAAAAATACGCCCTACTCGGCGTTTTCTAGTTTTTCATCCCTAACTTTACTTCTTATTTATCTTCCGTGTACATGCGATTGATTTTGTATTTACTATCTGACTTTGATAACCTAATCACTATCACGCCACTATCGTCAACATTTTTTAACGCTTTATAAAATTTGAAAAGCAATTTAATCATATTCATTTTCTAACACCTCCATTTAATATAATATACGCCTTAATCAGCGTTTTCTAGTTGCTCTAATTCGTGCTTCAACCTCTCGATTTCAAGTTCCTTTTCTGTCTTTTCTGGCTCGTGGATAACTTCCCCTTCTTTAATTATTAGCCGCGGGGTTAGTCCGTCAATCACTAGCTCGCATTTATCAATCTGTTCAGCTACATGACTCTTTATATAAAATTGATAACCCCGTTCTGTTGATACTGCTTGATTGCCTATAATGACCGATGACACACTACCTTCAACCACTTTAAAGAAAACCTTAATTGTCCCCTGTTGTCTTGTATCATACGTTTCCACTTCATTCATTTTATCACCTCAAATAAAGTCTGTTAAAAACACTCTGTTTAATCTAAATCTAATATGCTTATTCTTATCAGTGTTAGATAAAGTCCACCCGATCCGCAAATCCACAGCTCTTCTTTGAAAGGTTGGTGTGCCTAAATCTATCGTCATAGGCAAGTAAGTGTTATTTGTCCGACCTCCCGGAACTGTTTGGGTTAATAATTGGGTTGTTCCCTCGTACAACCTCACTGTGTGCCACCCCACGTCAGCCGAATCAGCTACCCTGTAACCGAAAGTTAAATATCTAGCCGAATGTATGAATTCGTATCTTTGAAACCTTACAGACCAACCATAAGATGATTCTCTTACATCGTCAAAAAACTGATCGTCTCCTGATTCAATCCCTCGCCCATCCAACATCCCTACCATTCGAGTATCCCAAAATGTTGTTATGTCAAAGAACGCTTTGAAAGTTGCTCCCTGTCCCCTCCCATTTGTCATGTAAGGTGGATCGAACCCGCTAACGGCGTAATCCTGTTGGATCATCCCGTCCTCCATAGTTATCGCGCCATCTGGACGCACTATTTTCATCTTTCCATCCTCGAGTGATAGATTGTCGCCAAAGTAACCCCTATCTGCCCTTATCTCACCGGAGAAAAAGCCGTTAGCAAAATGAGCATTGGCTTCTAAGTCTAGCCACGAAACAGGCGTACCCGTCGAATCATACTGTACAAGCCCATTAGCGCCGTCCCATTCAAGCCTTGCACCTGTAACGGATGTTCTCAAAGGGACTTGCCCAACGTCAACGACACCCTCTGTAATATTAGATGCGTTTTCGCTATAGGCTTTAGCATCCTTTACAGCTTGGTCAACTTCCGTTTTATCATATGCACCAATATCAGATGGTTCTGTCGGGCTTAATTTCTCCCACTTACCGCCGTTAAATACTTTGGCAACATACGGCAACTGACTTGTGTCAACCCATATTACATGCTCGTTTCGTCCTGTTGGCGGTGTGTCAGACTCTATTCTTTTAGGTTCTGCATACTCTTTTAATTGATTGACTGATACGCGCAATTTTAACTGATTTTTAAGCAAGGTAAACATTGCCTTGGCTTCATCTTCTGTATATTCTACAAAATCACCTAGCACAACCTCTTTGCGGGCCTGTGTGATGACATCCCGGTCTTGTTCATGTATTCGTGCCTCAACGTATAAAGGAGGGTCATAGAGTGTGTCTTTGATTCGTATGGTATCGCCAAATCTAAGCTTTTTGTTTTCATGACCTAGAATGTGCTCCAAATCTAAAAAGGCTACCTCATAGGTAACCGTTGAATTAATGCGCTTGTTTAATTCTGTTCGCGTGTATTGTCTTAGCTGTGTGGTTGTCATGTCCTCCCGATCACTCGTAGGCTCATAAACTCCCACTAAATGTTGAGGGTTGCCGTTACTGTCGGGTCTTCCCCAACGATTGAGCGCGTCTATATCCTCAACAAATACTTCTTCTCTGCTACCGTCTTCTTTTTCAGGGCCAAGTCCTAGTAACGCCGTGTATATGTCTCCTGACTCAATACGTTTAATTTCTTGCAAGTCTTTACCAAACGTTACCTCTCGACCTCTCCACACTCCCACACGATCAACCAAATCAACATATCTTTTAACAACTTTATTACCGCTGTGTTCTGCCCTAAAATTTAACTCTAGTTCAAACTCTAAGGCTATGCGCTTCAGCATCGTGTACGGATCTGTATAGTCATCAAATCCAACGGTTATCTCTCTGTCAGAATCAACGAACCCGACTTCAAAGTCTGTGCCTTCTACTGCTTTGTTAGCTAACAATGTGGCTGTGTGTGCAACGTGTGTTTCAGCATCTATGATTCTAGCTTTCTTTAAATCTAAATAACTCGCATACGTAAAGACTTCAATTGTTTTACCGTTAGCGCCCCGCCCATCGTGCACATCATCAATGACAAACTCGATGAGTTGGCCGTCATCTTCGGATGGGATCAAAACACGATTACCTTTGACCAAATACTCGTCATAGGCTTGTTCGCCCAATACTTCAAAGTCGTATATTTCAAGATTATCTTTTAGCGACTTCCGATGATTGTTACTTATGAAATTCTTAGCTGTTATCATAGACTGAATCGTGTCATTTTTGCCGTCTGTTATGTGTACAATGTTACCAAGCGTTGACTTGATGCCCTCTAATCTGCCCAAGTCTAGCGCTGTTGGTGACCCTGTATACATACTAGCTATTTGAGTTAGCGACATTTACCTCCACCTACCTATTGCGGTAACGTCTACTGTTATATCTTGATCTGTTTCGCCATCAAACGGGTTGGCTGCTTGTATGTTATTTACTCCGCTTTCGTCTGCTGTACGATAGAAAGCGACCATAGCACGCGCCGTATAAGAAGTGTCATTCAACGCATGCGTTAATTGGATAGACGGTTTTCTGCTAAAAGTTGCTGGAAATGTCCAACCTGTACTAGGGGTTCTCGGTGGGCCATTGCCATGACTACCGCCAAGTGTTGTTGGCCCTAAATTTATAGATGTGTATGCTTGCATCGTTCCATCTGACCACTTTGTATATGCGCCATTGCCGTTTTCTCCCGATTCGACAACTTGGACTACGTCACTTTCTAACTTGTGGGTAATAAGGTCTATCGCCGTCTTGTACCCGTCCCACTTAGTGCGCTCACTGCTATTTATGTGGACAACACTATCATTAACATGTTCATCGAGTTGGGCCTGTGAGACCTCGCCGGGCTCACCTTGCACTCCCTGTTCTCCTGTTTCTCCCTGTATCCCTTGTTCTCCCTGTATCCCCTGTTCACCCTGAATTCCTTGCTCTCCTTGTGGCCCCGTTGCCATTAAAGACATTTCGTCAACTAAAGAAGCCAAAGTATTTAATGCTGCAATTGTGCCGCCTTGATTGCTTATGATGCTATCTATCAAATCAGTAAAATCTTGATGGTTTTTAACTGTTATCGGCAAGGGGTTGTTTTCGCTTAGCACTATCCATTTGCCCTCTTCTTCTGACCAATATATAGGCAAGAATACCGGGATTGTTACGCCTCCTACTTCTATTAGTTGATAGTCTAGGTCTACATCCATATATGACAAGTAATCACTCCCTTATTGAGTTGTCTATGAGGTTCTGCATCGTCACAACTGTACTTTCCAATATATCCAATGCCTCACCACTATTAGTGTCTGCTGTTTTTAGTAGTTGGGTATACTCATCCATTTCTTTTAAGTTTGTAATAACAGGGTTATCTTCACCTGTTACAATCCAGTCTTCTTCTTGTTCGCTCCAGATTTGAGGCAATACTGCGGGAACTAAAGCATTGTCGATCATTATTAGTTTAAATTTCATGTCTGTGTTTAACGGCATGCTCTCGCCTCCCTATTTATATTTATTTGTGTAACGCAAATAAGTCTCGAATGTATCTTCGGGGCTAACTGTTAACTGGTTATATCCTGAATGTAATCTAAAGAAGTCTGCTCCAAAGTCTTTCAGTCGCATGGAGTCCTCACCATTGATTAGTATTTCCTCGGCTTCATGGTCAAACGTAACAACATCGCCAGCTTTTAGAATATATGGCGTTTGATCCACTGTTAAGCGTTTGAGTTCAAACACTTCTACGTTATTGACCCGCAGTCTCCGTGGTACAGTCCTATCTTTAAAGCTTCCTAGATAAATTTGAATATATTTTAATCTACCCCCATACCTTCCGGCTGAATCTCTATAAGTGGATGTCAGGGTTGTTTGATGCCTGTTATTTCTCCACCTCGCTACATAAAAGGTGTATAAATTACCCTCGCGCTTTACTGACATATTCATAAGTGTTGTCGTGCCTAAGTCATCGTGTGTGTAGTTGTGAGCGCCTATTACATACCCGCCACCTGATCCACCCCCACGGTATTCACCCGCACGACCCATGCCTACGCGCCTCATTCTGCTTCTGCTATTGTCCTTGATTCCGATTTTACCCAAGTTATTCATGCTTTCATCAAAAAAGTATATCTCGGCTCTAAAGTTGTCAGCAACTCGATCTGATATGATGTCAATGTTAGTCACTATCTCAAAGTCTTGTAGCGATGTTGGCAGCTCTTTTATGACTGCTGGCCCGTGCATGCGATCACTAGAACCGTATACCGCTGCCCTTATGCCTCCGCCGTCATATGTCATTGATCCTGTGATGTCGTTAAAGTAGTCATCAACCTTTAGGCCTGTAGTTGCCCAATCATCCAATGTGCGCCCATCCTCAAAAAAGATGCTTGGCCTAATATCCACTATTTCTTCATGTCCATCTTCATCTACTGGATAACCCACTAAGTTGTATTCATCCGCGGAGTTACTGACCATTGCAAATGTTGCCGGCTTGATTGCTGTCAACTCGAATATAGGGCTTACTGCCTCGTTCCCCTCATTGTTAACTGTGGATATATCTGTCAAATCCTCCGTTTCCTCAACGTTTGAATATGCGTAAGGATCTGAACAGATAAACGTTAACGTACATACCAAGTCGTTCGATTCTTCTTCTGGTATCTCTAATTCGCTTAGTGTGGCATAATAAAATACCTCTTCGTCTGTAAATTCAAGTTTTAATCTATTGCCTTGTGCCATGTCTTTAAGTCTTGAAATGCGATCACGGAATCCCGCTGTTGTTTTATCTGTTATCTTAAACTTTATAATTGGCGTGCGTATATCTGTTGTTGTGTTACCTGTCTCTATTGATCCGTCACGGCCTTCAACGTCTATTAAGTTGATACGTCTGTTCAAATTACCACGGCCCGCAACCGTGAGAGTAGTAAAACTACCCTCATCATCGGTTAGCGCCTCATCAAGATTAATGCCGTTGTAGACCGTCTGGATCGACATACCTTGATTGGTTGCTGTTTCTGTCGTGTCTACAAATCCATACATTGCTTACCCCCTAAATCTATCTAGTCTGGTTGTTTTTCTGCTTTGTACTTCTGTTATATCTTCCACGAACCCATCAAACTGTTGATTCCCAATGGCAACGTTGATATAAGCGGGTTGTTTTTTAGTGCTAAACTCAATAGATTGTCTATTGTGCATTCTTCGGTTTTTAAACGATGAGCCTATTTCTACGCCTGGATCTGCTACACCTCTTACAGACTCCATCATGTCATCCATAGCTCCAACGGCAAGTGAGCGCCCTTTTCTTATACTGTCTGCAATCGTTCCGCCGAAATTAAGTTGATGAAGATCTGTTAACGGTCCATCTTTAGCAGGTGAGAATGGCAACAGGTTTCTTACTTTACCCATTAAATCCTTAGCAGCGCCCGTAACTTTGCTTGCGGCGCCTTTAATTCCATCTGCAATCATGCTGATGATCTTCCCGCCTGCCTCTTTAAAGCTAGACCCCATACCTGTCACAACTTTCAACGCGCCTTTAATGCCGGTCGATACCGCGTTCCTGACTCCGCTCATGGCTCCTGTTACGATGCCTCTTAAAGAGTTGAATATACTTGATATGACACTGCGGATTCCATTTACAACAGAAGTGATAACACTGCGTATTCCGTTCCATATGCTTGAAATTATGCTCATTATCCCACTCATGACAGAACTGATAATACCTTTTATTGCGTTCCAAACTCCCGATATATCGCCCTGAATAGCGCTCATTACTGCTTGAATAATACCCTTGATTACATTCCACACAGTTTGTATAACTGCTTTAATGACATTTACTACCGTAGTAATAACTGCCTTTATAACATTCCATACCGTGGAAATTATCGTCTTGATGACGTTCATCGTTGTTGTGATTATTGTTTTAATAACATTCCAAATCGATGTTATGACTGACTTTATCGCATTCATTACAGTAGAGGTTATTTTTTGAATGGCGTTCCACGCGGTGGATATTACCGATTTTATTGTTTCGACGATTGGGGTTATGAATGAGACTATCGCATCCCACACACTTGTGATTACATCAACGATGCTATCCCAAACCTTAACCGCAACCTCTTTGATGGATTCCCAAACATCAGTGAAGAACTCTACTGCCTGTCCCCAAGCCTCTTGTATTGGTTCCCAGACTTCTAGCATGGTCTCTTTAATGTCTTCCCACAACAACGAGAAGAACTCGGATAAGTCTTCCCATATCTCCATTAAGAACTCTATAACTTCATTCCAAGCCTCTTGTATTGGTTCCCAAACAACCATAAATATTTCTTTTATAGACTCCCATATCTCCATGAAGAACTCGGAAACGCCCGCCCATAACTCTTTAAGAAATTCAATCGTTGCCATCCATGCTTCCATCACTACATCCCAGACCGCAATCGCTGCCGTTTTGATTATCTCCCACAAATTTATGAAGAACTCGCTTATAGGCTCCCAATAAACATATATTAAAACAGCAGCTGCAACTATCGCGGCAACTAGCCATGCTATTGGGTTCATTAATATTGCTGTGTTAAATAACACCATTGCTTTTCTTACCATGCCCAACAACCTGGCAACGTGTGTGAACCCATTCATGATAAAAGGCAGTGATCCCACAAGTATCAGAAAAGCCCCGCCTAGAGTCATCACTACAGATGAGACTGCCAAGAATATCCCTATGTTGTTTTTAGCCGTTTCCGATAAATCGTTAAACCAATCAGCAGCAGACTTTAAAACCTCTACCGCCTTTTCAATCACGGGTATTAACGCCGTACCTATAGCAATCATTACACCCTCAAACGCTGACCCCAACTCTGTCAATGATCCGTTTAAATTGTCTTGCATAACGTCTGCCATTTCTTCGGCTGTTCCCTTAGATTCGCTCAACTCTTCAGACAATTCGGAAACGGAGTCCGCTCCTTGTCCTGCGACTGCGTTAAACCCCGCTAAGGCTTGATCTCCAAATACCGCAGATAGTGCAGCGTCTCGCTGTTCGTTGCTCATGCCCTCGGTTGCTCTAGCGATATCTCCGATTACATCAGGCATAGGCCTCATTTTTCCCTCTGCATCATATAAGGCTACTGATTGATCGCCTATTGCAACGGCCCCATCTTCTGAATTCTTCTTTAAGTCTCGTAACATACCGTTTAGTGCTGTACCCGCCTTTGAGCCTGTGATACCTGCATCACCAAGAACTCCGATGAAGGCCGCTGTATCCTCGATACTCATGCCTGCTGCTGCTGCGTTAGACCCTGCATATTGCATGGCATCTGCCATTTGAGTTACATCGGTACCCGCATTACTCGCCGTATATGCGAATACGTCCGCCACGCGCTCGGCATCTTCTGCCTCTAATCCAAACTGGTTCATTGTGTTAGCTGTTATCGTGGCACTATCTGCCAATTCCAACCCCCCTGCTGCTGCAAGGTTTAACGTATGTTCAATACCGCCCATTATCTGATCGGTATCCCAACCCATTTGGGCTAAAGCACTCATCGCATCAGCAGATTCAGAGGCGCTAAATACCGTTTTGTTACCCATTTCAATTGCTTTATCTCGCAAACTATTAAACTCATCGCCTGTTGCGCCACTAATTGCCTTAACTTGTGACATAGAAGACTCAAAGTCAGCAGCTGTTTTTACAGCGATACCCAACCCGGCACCAACTGCCAACCCACCTGCCATCGCGAACTTTCCGACTTTACGCATCGATTCGAATGCTTTGTTGTTATCATTAACAAAACTTTGCACACTATTAGCTGCGTTATTAAAATCACTGATAAACTTATCAGTACCCGCTGCTTTTAGTTGTGCTGCGACCGAATAAGTGTTCATATTATCCTCCTCTCGCGTTTACCTCCGCTGCTATGTTAGCCATGCGCTTGTGTTGAGGCTTTATTTTCCTTTCAGTTAAACCATTTTCTATTTCATTTATCTGTTTTTCGTAGTCAAAGAAATCTTTGAAGTCCTTGAACTTCGGCTTTCCCTTGTCAGTTGCTGTCACTAAGTTGTTGAGGTATGCCTGTAAGTGCATGTCGTATTCCTTATCGACTTCTGACAACCTAAAAGCGTATAACCTCGCTTGATATTCGAAATATGACATTACCTCTATTTCATATAAGTCTTTAGTTCTCAAATATCTAAAACAGTTAGTAATTATTTTTTTGTAGGTTACTTCTGAACTTTCTTTTGGTTCTTTTGTATCTCCTTGATCTGTTGTTTCAAAAAAGGCGCTTGCTCCATAGCTCCTTGGACATCTTTAAGTAACTGAACTTCATTTCCGCTTTCGTAGACACCTTCGAGATAAGCTTCCACATCATCGTTAGATGGATGACTGTCTAGGTGACTTACGCCCGCCTTAATTACTGTGCTTAGCGCATTGGGATCTTTCATATTCAAATAAATGTTTGCTTGCTGTAGACCCATGGAAAACTCCATGCCTTCGATCTTTTGTACATATGCTTTGTCTAGCTCTCTCAAAAACTTCAAACCGAATTTAAGCTCATATTCTTTTTGTCCAATAGTTAATTTCATTATTAATTTCCCCTTTTTGTATAAAAAAATAGAGCGGGATTTCTCCCACTCTGTGTTGTTATTCGTTTATGCTGGATCCCCGTCCGGACCTTTATCACCCGTTGGCCCCTTATCACCCGTTGGGCCTTTTTCACCTACTGGGCCTTGATCTCCGATAGGGCCTTGATCGCCTACTGGACCTTTCGCGCCTTGATCCCCGTCAGGTCCCTTATCTCCTGCTGGACCTGCATCTCCTCTAGGTCCCTTCTCTCCTGCTCCGCCGCCACTGGATGCGCGCACAACTTCGATCTTATCTCCCGCACTCGCTGAGCGTGTGGCATATCCGAAGCTATCTTCTGATTCAATTGCCATACCGTCATCCCCCACTCCGACATCGGCACCAGCTTCAATGTCTCCGCCTGCCTCAATGTTCCACGAGTTAGCACCCTTAATAGTTACCGTTACCTCTTGACCTTCTAGTAATTTACCTGTTGATCTAAATTCAGGCGTATCACCTGGTTGAGCAATAGACAAACCAATTAACCCCTCGGATACTGACTTAACCATTAATCGATTAGCTTCAACGTCTTCTGATACAGTCGCTTTAAATCTTGTCATTATCCTTCAACACCTCCGTTGCCACCGTCTGATCCAGCTGTGGTGTCTGTAAATGCGTACTGAATAGCCTCTTGCTGACCCTCCGTGATTGTGGCCATACCAAACTGTGGCTCTAGCTCCACAATGAAGTTAGAAGAGATTTCTGCCTCATCTTCCGCACTTGCTGAACCTTCCCAAGAATCAAGATAACCTTGCGCATAAATAGCCGGGAACTTGCTGTCTTCTTCCAAGTCTTCATCAACCGACACTTCCCAAATTTCTAATTTAGTCCCAGCAATAGCTGCAGCCCGTAAGAATGCAGACACAGGATCACGCTTCGCTTGGATAGCCTCAATGCCTACCTCTGACTCGAGCTCTCCAACCTTGATTACTGTCCCGTCCTTAGTAGTGATTCGGTCTAGCTCACGGCTGAATGAGAAAGTATGCTCTGTTTGGAACACTAGTTTAGTAGCTTCCTCTGTAGCTTGTTTTGAAAACTCTCTAAATAATAGAATCTTGTTTTTACCATCAATCATTTGTAAAATTGGCTCATCTGCCATATTAATAACCTCCTAGTTTTTTCGTAACTAAAAACTCAACTTCTATGTGTCCACGTAGATAAGTGGTAGAAGTTGAGTTGTCTTTGCCTATAAACGATGTTATAGGGCTATTTAATTTAACTGTGTAGTCCTTTGTTTCTTTTAACTCTCTTAAATAGTTCTTTACGTGTTCGAATATTGAGCTCAATTCATTTCGATTCTTCAACGTGTGGTATATATCAATGCGTTGAGCTACTCCACTTCTCAACAATCCTTTAATGCGGATGTTGTCGTTATCGAATGTATCGCCCAAATGAATGAATGGATACTTTACGTCTTCTGCAGGTAGATAATCGTATACATCGTATTCGCTTAAACCTGCCCACACAGTATCTAATATCTGTTTACTTGGTGACACTTTAAATCACCTCATCAATCTTCGCATGTCTTTTATAAATATTGACTCTTGTGCATCAAATGAAGGCCTTACAAACGGTTGTGCATCCATAAACCTAGTACCTTTTTCTAGGTAAGGCGCATAGTGTGTTGTTGGCTTAACTTCTGCTGTGAGTCCCTTGTCTTTAATCTCAAGACCAATAGATCGCTTGGTTTCTCCCGTTTGATAACCCTTCGTAAAACTAGCATTACGCTTCATTTTCTTTTCCATTTCAGATCCATTTAACCTGACAACGTTTTTCACGTCATCTATATTAGCGTTTCTTTTTAGTTGGGCTATTAATTTATCAGCACCCGTTACCTTAATTATGGCTATCACGCTCCAAATAAAAAACACCTTTTCTAACATCGGATTGCCTTACTAAGTTGTAAGGTTTGCTATCAATCTCGATATAGTCAAAGTGTTTATTGTATGGCCTCTGCGTTCGTGCGATAATCATGATTGTATCTATCTCACCAAACAACTGTTTAGACTGTTCAGCGCTTGTCTTATTGATGTTTGCGGGCACTGTGTCCTTTTGTTTTTCGCCCTCGACATAATCGCCAATAATAGGATCGTAATAAGATTCGCTGTCAGTGACAAAAGTGATTCGTTTATTGAATCGCATTAGATAAACATCACCTTTCCCCTACCCCGATGATCTTCATCCTTTTTGTAACCTTCTATAATGTCCAGGTATGGATCGAACTCATCTTTCAAGTCATAAAAATCAATCCTATGACCCTCTACTAATTCAGATTTTAATCCCTCCGAACCAATACGATTATACCTTCTTACAGTAATTTCAAAGATGATATACTCGGCTTCCGATGGTATGCCCACAATCTCTTTGTCTACCTTTTTGAACAGTCCCAACAAGTGGCTTTGAACATTAGACATTAAAATGTCGAGGACATCATCTTGCATATCGTCCTCGACACCTATTACTTTTTTAATGTTTTCACGCATGTTTGTCACGCTCATTCGCCTCCTAAGAGTTCTACGAGCTCCTTCTTAGTAGCTTTGTCATTGTATTCAATACCCTTATTATCAAGCAATGACTTAAGCTCTCCGTTCGTTAAACCCTCTAAGTCTGGTTCTTTCGGATCAATAAATGTCGATGCCTCTTCTTGACTCTGTGGCATGCCGCCGTACTTACGGACGATTTCAACCACTTCACCAATTTTAACTGAATGAGTTGTGTATCCAATGTGGTTTCCATCAGCAGGATGATAGCTTTTTACTCTACCGTCATCGTCACACTGAACGAGTGTTCCTGCAGGTAAATCTCGAGATGATTCAACCTTCCATACCGGGTTGTTCTTAATCGTCGCATTTACAATGCTGTCTTTTTCTAAACTGGACGTTGAGACTAGGTCTGGAATCCATCCCTTTTTAGATAAGATTAAATATACAGTGTCCCAACCCTCTTCTGGATTATCATCAGAATTAACCCCGCCTAGCGCAATTAAGCGATTAGCAGGTATGTCCTGAATAACTTTAGCCTCAAAACTTGTCATTATCCCTCAACACCTCCGCCTGATCCGCCTAAGTCACCTGTTACCTTTACAACTGCCGCCTTGTTATCTTCTGGGATATACTCACCGGAAAGCCCAGCACCTTGTAATGCTACACCGTCAAAGTCCTCTGACTCCTTAGTTCTAGCTGTTGAAATACCTGTAAATGCCTTTCCTACGCCTGCGATATAGGCATAAACAATTTCGCCATCTTGGAAAGCATCTTCTGGCAACTCTTCAATAACAAATCCTTTAAACTTAACAATTGTATTCTCATCAACGTTTGCCCCTGAATGCTTTGATGTAGTTGCTGCCGGATGATCTACAATGTCGTTGTAAAGCTCTGGCGTTACTTTTGCATGACGCGCTCCGATTGTCTTAGCGTTAGTGAAGTACACCGCCAATGCGTTAAATAGGCTCAATACGTTATCGTGTTCAGTTGCATCAACTGTTTCACCCGCACTGGCTGAAACGAATGCAGAATGCTTAGCGTTAAACTCTTCAGTCTTTGCGTTAGCTTGTAAATCCAAACGATCTGCAACTGCTGCGTTAAATTCGTTGTTTACTGTGAAGCGGTCAATTCCTTCATGAATCGCCCAGTTCCACGTGTAAGGAACGTCCGTGTTAGCATAAATTACTTCTTTACGCTCACCAAAACGCGTTGAGTTAGCCGTACCTTCTCCGAATGCAACATCTGCGTCTGTGTCATATGTTCCGATTACTACCGGCATATCATTCGTCTTAACGCTGAACGCTGTATCATTTTCCTTTACTCCGTCTAATGCTTCAATGCTACCGCCGAAAAAGTCGCGGAAGTATGCACGATGTCCGAATACCGCCTGTAATAGTCCTTTAAATTCCTTTTCATAACGTCTTTCTGGTTGATTGTTATTTCCTGCCATGATTAAATCTCTCCCTATTTTTTATATTTATTAATTAGTTTTGCAAATGGGTCTGATTCGACCTCAACTGTAGATTCGCTTGGTGTATCTTGCCTTAATCTTGTCTTAACTTGTTCATTTACTGCGTTATCGAATTCTTCCTTAATAGAACCTACTGCATCCTTGATCTTCTCATTGTCTTGGATGGTCAATAGTGATTGCGCAAATGCAACCGGTAACTCATTTTCTTTTAAGTCTGATTCAATTTGATTAAGTAGTTCCCTATCATTGATTGCTCTTTCTCGACTCTCAATTTCTTCTAGGCGTTTCTTGTAATCAGCCTCTTCTTGTTCCTTGGCAGTTAGCTTGGCATACTCTGCCGCCTCATTGCGTTCTTTCTCGATACGGCTTTCTAGTTCTTTCTGCATTTTAGCCTCACGCTTTTCTAGTGCACTTGCTACCGCCTTGCTGATCTGGCTATCTACTTCTGACTGTGAGTAAGCTGTATCTTCCTGCTCTTCATTATTAGTGTTTTCAGTAGTTTCAACTTCTTCATCAGTTTCGACTTCTTTATTTTCTTCTGTCATTTTAATTCCTCCATTTATCCCACACACGAATAGCAGCAACCTATTTCATTGCATTAAAAAAAGACCCCGCACACGCTCGTAAGCCCGCACAGTGTCTTTCGCATACAAATCTATTGAGTTGTGTTTATTCCCGCGCACGATTGATTATAAGCCTGTTTATATCGTCTATTGCTCAAAGACGGGTATTACGATTCATTAATATATAAAACCGTATCAGCAGGTGAGCTAAAAATAAGCTTACCATCAATGTCGTACATCAAGTAAATACCATTTGCAAACTCAACATTTACCACCTCGCGGACAGTCACGACAAAAACATCGGAACCGTGAGCCATTTGTATATCGTACATTTTCATGGTTTAGGAATCATTCTGTAATGTTTTGTGATTATCTGCATAACGAACCCATCCGACCCGACTGACGAAAATGTCAATGTGCCCCTAATTAATGAGTGGTCACTGTACGTCAACTTAAATTCATGAGTTAATTTATTCCTTAAACTGACAATCGCACTACTGCTGTGGTTCTGCCTCATAAGGCGGGAGTTGCATACTAACTCCCTGTCATTAAGCTTGATATTCTGACCATTTTCATTATGAAACGACCCCACACCTACTACTTCAAGCTCCTTAATTTCGCCACTCAACCATCCCTCATTTAAATATATACCTGTATCCTCGCGCTCTTCAGTCAATCCCTTTGACTTTAAGAACTCAAGCTCGCTATCAAGTACCGCCTGAACCTCTTCGTAATCTAAATGATAATCATCGCCCGTTTTGCGTAAAATGTAACCGATTAGTTCGTCTGTATTGATTGTTACCATCATAAACGCCTCCTTTTATTTGCTTACCTCTGGCCTGATTGGCTCGTCCTCACAATGTGTCTGTGCGATCTGCCCGGCTGCCACTCGTAGCTCCTTATTCGGATCAAGCGCATCATTAAAGTCGCTAACAAACTTGTCTAAATGCTTAATAAATCCATCCTCAACCTCTCTCGCTTGGCCTATCAAAGTGAATTGGATATCTACCTGTGTGATGTTGTCTCCCACATGCCCTCTAGTCCTAGATATATTTTCTTTAGTTATAGATACTGTTTTACTCATTTTACAACCCCCTCGCTTTTAAGTCCTCGTCCCATTCGTCGCGATCCATATGATTGGCGTGCGCGCACATACATCTGGGATGCATAGGACATGCATTGACTCCTATTTCCATATCTTTCAACTTAAATATCTGACCATCTAAATCAGCGCATATGTCGCATGCTGTGGGTTCTGCTAAATACTCGTACTCCTCAAAGCCCATCTGTTTAGCAGAGTCCTCAAATATCTGTGTTCTTATCCTAGCCTGTTCAGTTACCATTAATCGCTCTGAATTCTCCACACTTGCGCCGAATTGGTCGCGTATGACCTTAGCTGTATCTTTCGAATTCAACCCCTGCATCATCGCCCGATTCAGTTCTCTGTTTAGCGATAGCTTTAGTGCGTCCTGATTGTCCCACAGTCTAGTTGACCATGTGGCATTTTTAAACGATGAATTGATCAAGCTCTCTAGTGCTTTCTTTCGACTAGATACCGTAACACCCAATATCCCTGATAATCGTTCATACTCATATAGGGCCTCTTTTGTAAAGTGGTCTAATATCATTACTTCCTCATTCGAGTACAGCGCCAACAGTTCCAACTCAATATTCTTCTTCAATAGCTCCAGTCGGTTTATGCGCATTGTAACGTTGTATAAGCGCATCTCTTCATTAGCTGTTGGTGTGAAGTTCTTTTCTTTCACATATCGCTTGGCCTTAGCAGCGTAATCTTCAATGTTGATCTTAGTCACTCTCTGCCTGGCAAGCTCCATTGTGATCCCTTCTTTAGATGCGTATCTACCATAAAATGCATCGACTTCTTTCTGTATATCCTTCATAGCGTTGATGTGGTTCTTATTGAGTTCGCGCATAAATTTCTTGTTGCTCTTTATGAGACGCTTTCTGTTTTCTTCTTCACGTTTGCGCCAGTATGACAATTAAATCACCGCTTTTTAGAATTTTCTATTGTCTCTCTTTCAAGCTTGTGTATAGCTGCATACAGTAAGTGCTTGCCTACCCTAACAGACCTGTAACCAAACAAGCAGAAGTGGATTCTATACATGACTTGATGATACTTAAGCTTCAATAGACTCATCGCTTCCATCCTCCTCAAAATCATACATGCTCTTACCCGCTTGTGATTGCAGATCTTCTTCCTCTATCTGCTCTAATTCCTCATCTGCATTCTCTACAAATGGCAAGTTAGCTATGAGTGTTTTTTGTGATAGTCGCCCACCTGCTTTTATGAACCACTCTAAATCCCTTCCGATCATGCTAGGTAAATTCTCTGTAAACGTGATTAAGATCTCATTTACATCAAAGCTACCTTCTGCAGCCATTGACATCATGTTATTGATCAGCCTGTATCTATCACGTAATGAACGTTTGAATAGTCGTTCCTTAGTTGCTCGCTTTTGAGAGAGAGCGAATAACTTCATCTTTAGTGCTTCACCCGATTGAGGCCCCGCACCTTGTTTGTCATCCAACAAGTTGGGTATGCTCGTAAATAATAGAATGTTGTTAAATATACGATCCTTATATGCCTCTGCCCCTTGCACATCATATTGTTTATAGATGTACTTAGCATCAGCACTCCCTTCTTTCCCATCTGCGTTAGGTTCGGTTTGCAAGAACAACAGATTATGATCTTTCATGTATTTGGCTTTCTCTTCGTCAATATCGAGGTTGCCCATTATAACGAGCATTGCATCGTTCAAATCTTGGATGTAGTTAGCCGTGTCTGACTGTGCCGCATCGTACAGATCAATCAGTGTCATGACGTCCTCAAAGTCACCTTGTCTATACTTGTTGTTCTCATATTCGATAACTGGTACGCCACCAAAGAAATGATTCAACTCTTCTTTTGTTTCCAGTTCCCCGTCTTCGCCTAGCTCATATTCCTTTATGACTTTATCAGTGTATAAGTAAACGTCCAACTCTTCTTTGTACTGCCTACCAATGTAGCGTATGGCAGCTATAGGCTTAAACTCTACGGTGTCATCATAGATAACGAATGTATCAAGTGGAGATAATGCTGTGAACCTCGTCTTGTCGTCACTGCCACGGTACAGCATCTCGTAGGCTCTACCGTAGATAGATTGGTCTAGGACTAACTCGCTATTATGTTCATCAGCATCGTTATCTCTATTGATGTCGCGTATTTGCTCGTCTACTGATTCATTTGGATAAGTCGTTTTCAAAGGAACACCCATCATGTAACCCTGGATGAACTGACTGACATACTTGGCAAAGTTATGAGTTGCCCTATTGTCTGCTAAGTGCTCTTCTCGTCTGCGTTTATCAACCAATATGCCTGCGTTGTTCCCCTTATAGTATTCGCGCAATGTCTTTAATCGTGGTCGTTGATTATTCTTGTGATGCTCAATTAGTTCAGCTATTGCCTCTGTGTCGTTTAATAGATCTTCTGCGTTGGTAAATCTGTAATGCTCGTTTGCTTGCTTTGAAAACCTCATGCTACACCTCCTATAAACCTAGTGTTTTAAGTGCTTCGTATTTTTCTTTCTTAGGCACTCTTAAGCCGATTGTTATGTCGCTTAATATTGCATACCTAATAGAATCAAGGACGTCGTCAAACTCTTGCTTAGGCTCGTCCTTCGTTTTGTGCCAAATGTATTTGTATATCTCCTGCCTGAATCTAGGGCAGTCATCATAAGCAATGTAAAAGTTGTTGCCCTTCATTAACTTGGCAACCGTTTCTATACCTAGCATGATTTTCTTGTTAGCGTTCATCGCATTGAGTTTCTCTTGTTTAAATCTGTAAACATATTCAGGTCTCGCACTATCGCAATAAAAGGGGATATCGCCATATCTTGACTTAACATCTTTAGCGATAATCACCCAATCGTCTATATCGGTATGTTGCTTGGCATGTTCTTCTACCACATAGCGCCTATCTCCCTTTACACCTACGACAACAATAGAGCCGTGGTGTTCGAATCCCCAGTCAACGCCCGCTATATATCTATCAAATTCAATGCTACCTATATGCTCCCGTGTGACTGAATGAGCAGTCTTATCAAAGTCCTTGTAAACTACTCCGTCACCACTTACCCACAATCCTTGGATGTTGCGTTCGTAAAACATGCCACTCGGCGTAGTGTTCTTCATGTTGTTTCTGTATCTATCAGACAGGAATGTGTTGTCATCCAAGTGAAATGAATACGATATAATGCTTTCGTCATCATTTTGTATATAATCCCTTAGCAACCAGTGTTCCGGATGATCCGGGTTTGTATCCACAAGTATTCGTGCACCCTCACCACTACAACGCGACCTTATCTCGTCAAATACTTCTTCATGCGCCAGTGATGCCTCGTTAACATATGCGCCGAATGACGTCATCCCTCTGACTTTCTCAAGGTGTGCAATAGTGGAATGTCCCACTTGTATGCAGTAGACACCAAATAGCATAAAATTGTTAAACTTATCAAACTTAAACTCTAGGCCATATTTGTTATAAATCTCGTTCAATACGTTGTTCTGTATAGTTCCTAGTGTTGCACCAGTAACAATGTACATAGGCTTTTCTATACCTAACAAATCGGCATTTTTGCGCACTCTTAACAACTCTCTTAAAAAAAGGTCATTGTTCAATATTGTCTTACCTGTACGTTTTGCACCGTGATTAATAAGCATAAAAAAATCACCGTTTATGCAACGATGATAAATGTCTTGCTGTTTCTTTGTGTAAATCGCATCTAGTTTATTCATCAAAAGCACCATCTAACTTGTCAAAGTATTCTTGTAGTTTATCCTCTGTGCTTGATTCTGTTTCAAGATCCTTCTGTAGCTTCTTGATTTGTGCCTCTAGCATCTCATCTCTTAATTCGTCATTCCTACTTACCGCGTAACGCTTCAACAACTCTTTGGCTGCATCCTTGCGTTGGTTTATATCAGGTGGCTTGTCTATGACCTCATAACCCCACCCACCGCTTACTACGACATTGTCCGTAACCTCCCCATTAGCAATGCCGGTTAGTAACTCTAGCGCTTCCCGGGCACTCATTATGCGTTTAGAAGCCATTTCCTCTAACTTGTCATTGATGTACTCTTTTATATTAGGTTTTATAATGTTTTCGGAGCCGATGACAGCAGCCGTCTTCTTACTATATCCTGCCCTAATTGCCGACTGTGTAGCGTTGCCTGTCTCAATGTAATAGTCAGCGAATGCCTGTTGTTTAACTGTCAGTCTTCTTTTTGTACTCATGTCATTTCACCTGCACCTCCAATAAAAAAAGCACCTACGATTAAGTAAGTGCTTCATCAAATAACTGTTGCTATTTCATCGTTATACCCTGGTAACTGCCCTTCTCAATCTTATTCATAATATCACCAAGGATTTTCTCTACACTTAAGCCTCTATCTCCTAGCTCACCACTTAGTTTTGCAATCTTAACAAATTGTTCTGATCCCAATGCGTGCCTTGCTACCGATTCAATAATTTCTTGTTGTTGCTCCTCATCGAACGCATCAATCATTGTTGGTCTTTCCAATTACATCGCCCCCTTGCCTCACTGCTTCGCCCATAGCCCTTGCCTGATCCGTTAATCTAGCAAAGTCTCTCTCTGCCTCACAATTAATCTTCTCAACTTCATTTAATCTATAAGTCAACATTAACACTCATCTCCTTAGTCATAATAAAAAAGACACCCGCTAGGATGTCTATAAACTTACCTTTAAATTAAAACTCTACATTTACGTCATGATCTGCGATTGTCTCAAAAGTTTCTTCATTAAGAATGCTTAGTATAAATTCTATGTCATTATCCATTGTTGGTAAATCGCCGTCATAGTTTTGGATCGTTAAGACTCCATTCGAACTCTTGCCACCAGCTACTGTTTCGCTAAAGAATACCAAGTCATCTACCATTGTTCCATCAATAGATACTTCGTTTGCTTGCACCTCTAGTGTTTCATCTGTTTTATTCTCTAGTTCGATGTTAACCTCGTAAAGCTCTTCGTCAAACGTTTCATCCTCTATGTGTTCCACACTCACCAAGGTTGCTTTAATGTGATCGTCATCTGCAATAACTTCGCCGACTTCTTCTTTTTCACTTGTCGCATCCTCTGCATCGGCTTCCTCTTCCTTGTCTTCCTTACCACTAGCTCCCACTGACTCTACCTCTTTTTCTGTCGCCTCTTCCCCGCATGCTGTTAACCCAAATGTGATGATTGCCAAAAACATTAAAATGAATATCTTCCTCATATTTGATACCCCCTAATATTTATTATGTCTAGTATCCTATACTTGGAAAAATATATCAAGTACCCACCCCGTGAAGAGGTGGCATTTAATGGCGGTGTGTCAACGTTTAAAGAATTTACATATATCTTTAATTACACTTAACACTAAGCCGATTATCAGTATCGATATTGAAAACTGAAGAAAGAACAAGTTAAATGTGTGCCACTTTTCCATGCCAACACCTCCACACTAGTCAATCACTCACCAGGACCATCATACAAAACACTATAATCAATACTGACAGGATTGCGCCAGGTGTCATGTAATCACTCCTATACGTAATGGATTCCTACTAGTTCATCTGTAGTATATTCAAATACCATGAAACGTTTATGCGCTCCAACGAACCCCATATCCTGATGCCAAGAATCCGTCTTCCCACCAGTCGATAGTGTTCTTGTAGTCATTCCAAACTGATCCTTTACAGAGTCAATCTGATGGTGGTAATGGCCCAAATGCAATTCCCTGGTCTTTGCTCCTGCCCATTCTTTAGGGAATTCAGCAGGAAACAAACTAGGTATTTGCTTAGGTCGTTTATCGCCATGTGCATAACCAATGAATATATTTTCAAATGTGTGTACCTTGCGTTCCTGTAGTTCTACATCGAATGTAGCTTGCGGATACATAGCCTCTAACATCTTAGAAAACGACCACGACATGCTCTGATCATGATTTCCACAGATGTACACTACCTTTACATCGTTAGAGTTTAGTAGTGCTCTATCAATCAAAGGTTGGTAGAACATTCTCGCATCTTCCCACGCTTGTACCATATCCACATGCTCAATTTCAGTCCCACTCACCGTAGTATTAGTAAACGAATCATGGTGAAGCATATCCGAACCGACCGTTATTACTATCTGCTCCCACACTCTAGAAGTTATCAACTCACTAACTTTTGATTGTGTTTCTTTGTAGTCTTCATAGTTGTTGATCCCGAAATGTTGATCGAATAAACTAATCTCCAACAATTGCTTATGTTTAATTTTATATTTAGGTATTTCAATATTAATAGGTTCAATGTTTTTAATTGTTTCTAGCAGCTCATCCAAATTGAATCCGTCTGTTTTAGGTTTCGCCTTAATCTTGCTAGCGTACATAATCCTTGGACTATCCATCTCTTTATTGAAATGATTCCACATACTGGATTGGCTAGATGTCAATTCCCATTCATCAGGACTATATCCGTGGGCAAGCAACACCGCATCCTTATCTTTCATTTCTTCTTCCGATAGCTCAATTAGCTTATCAGATGTATGTGATCCATCCTGCAGCATCTTAATTTCTTCCTTGTACGGCTTTGGCTCATCTTTTGGTTTAATATTGATAACCCCACTATCCCGCAATGACCTGTATTTATTCCTGCATGATTCCAAAGTAAAATTACCGCCAAACTCTTTGGACATCATTTTATACGTGTCTTCCCATGTGTATTTATCTTTTCTAAGTTTAAGTAAATAATTTTCTTTTTCGTTATTCCAATTAATTCTCATTTACGTAATCCCCCGCCTGTTTTACGTCCGCCCATCTTACGCCCGTATATTGTGTATAAAAATAGCGCCCTACAATTAAATAGAGCGCCGTATATAGTATCGTTTGTTAGAACATTAACTATATATTGTGAAAAGTATTATGCGATTTCCGTCGCATGTGGAATGTTCACCATCCCATAATACTATAATACAACAGATTAGAGAGCGAATAGTGCAAACTTGTTATCTCCAACCCAATATCTCGATGGTTGCTTGCATTATTTCATCTCTCCAATAAAGCGCCTGTCTCCTACTCGTGTATATCTTCATGGCTACCCCATCCCATGTTAACTTGTTGTTATGCCTCCAATACCTAACCCGTACTAACTCCTTGTATTCGTTTGGCAGCGCATTATAGACCTTTTCAATCGCCTCAACTATTTCAGTCAGATGATTAAGTTGTTTATTCGCAAATAATCTACCTGCCATACTTGCGGTAGGATCTGTTATATCCCGCACACTGTTAGAGCCACCGCCCATATTTTCGTCTGGGTGCTTATCGTATGGATACATGATTCCTTGGCGTAACTTTGCGATCTCTTCTAGAGTGTCAAAGTAGTTTGTCCATTCCTCTTCCATTCTTTTAATTGTTGATCTTGTTGGTTCAATTGCGATTATCAATGAACTCCCCCTCTGTAATGATGACCTCGACTTTATTTGGTTTTCATAAATACAAGCCAGTGAGTTTTGCTCCTGCGATTACCGAACAATGGCTTGTAATCTATAGCTTCTAATACTTCTGATAAAGGGACTTGTTCCTCATTCCACTTGAATACAAGTGTTCCATTGGGTTTTAAGACTCTCATACACTCATTAAACCCTTGCCTAATATCATGTGGCCATAAATCATCTAGCTTGCCGTATTTTTGAGCTAACCAAGAATTGTCTCCTGCATTAATTAGGTGCGGTGGATCAAATACAACTAAGTAAAATGATTCGTCTTCATGTGGCATATCCCTAAAGTCAGCGACAATGTCAGGATTAACCTCTAGCTTCCTACCATCGCCTAGAGTTGTTTCGACCTCCCGATTATCCATAAACAAAACATCCTCGTTATCTTTATCAAACCAAAACATCTTCGACCCACAACATGCATCTAGTATTGGTTTCACCCCCTCATTCCTCCTTAAATCCCGCACCAATATTATTCAAGTATTTAAAGTATCTACTAGGCTTAACCGGCTGCCTTGCTCCACCTTTGTTTTTTCTGTACTTGCTTAGTACCCAGCGAAATTCATGTTTCACTTGACTTCCCACCTCTCAATAGACATGCGACTAACATTTGCGCAATTAACCCTCAATACATCAGTTTCGTTAGCTAAGGTGATTGTGCGTCCATCCTTCAATCCATTATTAATCATCGCATCTATCTGCCTAATCCATTTGCTACTAAGATCTTCCGGGTAATCTATAAACGCACTCGATCCATCTTTAAAATTGAACTTGAATTTAGTCCTCACACATATCTCCACCCATTCTTCTGTTTTTTAACAACTAACAACTCTTTACCGTGCCTATACTCAAACATCTTGCGCACCAATGGAAATCGTTCATTCGCCCATCCCTTAACATCCACAATGTCCTCATGTCCTTCATCCCAAATGATCCGGAAATCCGCTGTGTAACTCCACTGTCGCCTTGTCCTCTCACCTGTGCCTCTACATGTCCTACAATTGATCGGGTTTCCAGTCTTAGGCGATGGCACCTTACCCTTCACACATCGCCCACAACTGACTGTAAACTCGTCCATTAATATAAAATGGGGCTGTAACTCAATGTCTTTCACATCGTCACGCCCCATTAAATGCTTATAGAATTCCGATTCAGTTTGGGAATCGAAAGTGATCCCGTCTACTGTTGTTTTTCGTGAGTTAATCTTTCCCATTGAATCCCCCTATTTATAAGTCGCCCTCTTTAACAAATACCCCATTGATCATTTTACCCTTGCGGTCTTTAATCTCGTTATAAGCTATTTCAATACAGTCCCTAACACTCATACCCATCTGCATTGACAGGATTGTGAGAACAACATATATATCACCAATAGCATCCTCTATATCGAAATGTTTGCCTTTTGCCATCCCTTCGCACAATTCCCCAAACTCTTCACCTAATTTTAATATTTGTTTATTGGGGTCTGCATTGTGTAAGTCTCTATCTATTGCCCACTGCTCTATCTTGTTGGTTATATTCACATCAATTCCCCCTATTATCTTCAAACCAAAACACTACATCCTTGCCTGTTTCCTGTACTAATCCATACCTTTCAGCGTGCCTATAAACTGGTATATCCCGATTCAATCGCTCTATAAAGTTATTAATGCGCCGCCTAAATCCCTCGATATCCATATCTGACTTCATGATGTTACAACTCGCACACGATGGAACTAGATTATCAAAACTATCATTCTCGGGATTCTTCATAGTTCCGTCTGGATTTCTTTTAAGTGGCAAGAAGTGATCTGTGTGCCAACCTCTCTTTAATCCCTCGCCACAATACCAACAAACACCGCCTGACTTGTCCCATATCCTTTGCCGTATCATGCTCACACGATCGACCCCCTATTTATTATCCGGATCATATACATAACGCTTACCTCTAAACTCAATCACTGTATCCACATCGCCTCTACGTTTAGTCACCAATACGTTATTTCCCTTATGCGATATATTCATAATCTCTAGTATGTTCCTTAACTTTGGTATGGAGATAGATTTCTGACTGCCTAGTGCATGCTTGAATTGCTTTCTAGCCTCATGGTAGTTCATGGATTAACTTCCAGTAGTTCGGGATTTTCAAACTCATTTCCGATAATATCTAGTCTCATGTCACTGTTGAAATAACTAACCAACGGAATCAGTATGTGTCTATCTTCGACCATCCTTACCCAATAGGAACCGTACCGATATACAACCTTTCCGATCATCTCCCAGTCATAATCTGTTGAAATATACTCATTAGAATAAGGTTCTTCATCTGATAGTTTGCAAATATCACCCTCATATATTTCTATCCCGTTACTGTCATTTAAGCCTGTGTATTGCATTAAAATTGATTCTTTGTGTAAATCGTGTTCCGACTCTATAAAAGCATCGTTAATATAAGCCTCCCCATATTCCAATGTCGGATTATAATTCATTTGAAATGACATTCGTAACATAGGTATTCTTTCCCATCGCCTAAATTTAATCTCCCTCATTTGTCATCCTCCTTTTTAAACGTTAATATATCGCGGAAACACTCTTCACAAAAGTGGCTGCGCTCTATGTTTTTCCAATATTGCGCTATTTTATCGTTGCATTCTACGCATTTCTTCATTTGGATTCCTCCAATGATTTACGCGCTATTTCTCCGTACTCTATTGCTTGCAACTCTGTATTCGGGTACCCACTTGCAATATAATGTCCTCTTTTTGCATAAAACTCCAACGCCTCACGATAACGCTTGTTTTCCGCCCTCAATTGTTCGTTTTCTTTATCAACCACAATGAAACTATCTCGACTAATTTCGTAAAGCATTGCTCGCTCCATGATCCAGTCTATATCCTCGCTGCTAAACGTTGTCCCGTTCCTTAGCTTTTCCAACCGCTCTTTACTCATTAGATTCATCCTCCAATATTACTAAATCACTTGCTCCTGATGCTTCGACTACTTTTTTGAGAACCTCGTTTATGTTGTGTGTCTTAGGTCTTTCATACAGACCCCAATCCTCAGCACATTTCGCAATATCGTCAAAAGTTATACCGCCACCGTCATCGTCCGAATCCCATCTTTCTGCAAAATCTTCTTTAGTCATTTGTTAGCCTCCAATGCTTCCATGATTATGTTTGCTGATTCATCGTTCCCCCATGCACTAAGGTCGATTGCCTTCTGCATAGATTCACGATAACGCTTGTTTTCATCTTCTAATTCCTCTATTCGTTCACGCTGCTTGTTCTTTAAGTTCTTATATCCCTCTATAGTTCTCTCTCTTATTTCTTTCTTATGATCTTCTAAATTGATTGTCATTTGATTGAGTATCGCTTTACCTTGTTGTTTATTTCTTTGGCGAGTCACTCTATCTAACTCTTTTCTCAGTTTTTTGTTTTGATTTCTATACTTATTGCCATTTTTAGATAGGTGACTTTCCAGTTCCGGAACTCGTTCAGCTTGTTCTTTTGCGTATTCGATAAGCCACTCAATGTTTATGGGAAATCCATTTTTATAATCGTTTTCCATTTCTTCCAACTTATCTTTACTCATTTGATTCACCCTCCAATGCCTTTTTTATTGATTTTTCCACTGCTGTTGGGCTCATCAAGATGTCTTTGTCTGATAGTTCCTCTGCGTGCTTAAGCAATGACTCAAGTTCTTCACGATAACGCTTGTTTTGCTCTATAAGATAATCCACATGCTCGGGTTTGATGCACCTTTCATAATTCCAGTTGCCTTCTATTTCCTTCATAATTTCTTTACTCATTCTCATTACCTCCATTTTCAAGTATCGATATTTCCTTTTGCGCGTTGTTATAAGCCGTTGCTAGCTCTTCGTATCCGTCTTCTATCTCCGTCATTTTTTCGTAATACTCGCGGTACTCCATCCATATTTCATTTTTGTCAGTTTCGATATTCTGTGCAATCTTTTTTAACTCATCGCAATGGTCTTTTAACCGCTCATACTCACCCTGTAAAACCGCGTAACCCTCACGCAAATCTGAATACATGATCTCTATCGCCTGTTTATTCATCTTCATCAATCCTCCACATTCCCAGGTCAATAATCCGAATTCCCGTCTTTGATCGTTCTGCATAACTCGGCGCTTTCATGCTGTGAAAACCCACATAAGTTAAGTCTAAAAACTCCATGCAAGCCTCTTGTGTGCCTATTACCTTAAGATCGTCACCATCATACACCGCATACTTTTGTTGCCCTTGTAATTTAAAACCGCGGGTATTAGCTGCCACACGAACCGATGCTGCTGTTCTACCTAACTTTTTGCCTATCTCCGTGGTAGTTTTCATTCCGTAATGGTATTCGAGATAGTCTAATTCCTCTTGTGTCCAATGTTTGTTTTTCCTTGTTTTAGTTGTCATTTTTACCTCTCCTTGTATTTGTGGGGAATTTCACCCCACTATATTCATCTATCTAAAATGGTAAATCGTCATCCGATATATCTATTGGTTCAGCATCCTTCTTAAATGGATCGTCATTACTTTGCGATTTATTCTGACCGCCTTCCGATTGGTTGCTATCTCTCGGCTCTAAAAACTGTACAGAATCAGCGACAACCTCCGTTACATATACCGTCTTCTCGTCCTTATCTTGATATGTTCGGCTCTGCAACCTACCATCTACGCCTATCTGACTACCTTTTTTCATGTAGTTTGCTAAGTTTTCAGCCGGCTTTCTCCAAATTACACAATTGATGAAGTCAGCCTCTGTTTCGTTTGTTTCTTTGTTTTTAAATGGTCTATTAACCGCTATTGTAAAGTTTGCTACAGCGACCCCGTTTGGCGTATACCGTAAATCTACATCCCTTACTAATCTTCCAACCATCACTGTTCTATTCATTATTATTTCCTCCTATATAGTCATAAATGTTTGTTTGACCCTTTATTTCAACTGGTTTTTCATCTTTTATAATGTCCTTTTCTTTATCGATGCCCATAACCTCCCAATACTCCAATAGATTGATTGTTTACTAGGTTGCTAACTGGCATATCTAAGCCGTCATAATTCATTAATTCTTCATTTCCTAATACTTCGTAGTCGCTGCTGATAATCCCGTTATCATTTGCAATAAACTTAGCCTGCTCAACACTCTTAGCTAATATATAAGTTGATCCACCGCCATGATTAAACCCATATAATGCGGGATCATACTTCATATTCATCTTACTTTTGTAGGCGTTTAGCTCTTCATTCATTCGTTCGCTGTGCTTGTCCTGGTAGTAAACTTTAAGTTTTTCAGCGCTATCTTCCATTGCTAACACATCTTTTTCAAATACCAGGAACATGATTAATGCTTGCAAATCCAAGTATCCGGCTTTAGCAGATCGTTCAAATAGTTCTTTAACCTGCATCTAAATCAGCCATGATCCCTGTTGATTTGTTGTAATAGACTGTAACTGTGCCGGTTGGGCCGTCTCGATGTTTAGCTACTATGATCTCGATGTTGTCATCGTCTGAACTTTTATCGTAATAACCTTCGCGATACAGGAACATGACCATGTCAGCATCTTGTTCAATGCTTCCGGATTCTCTCAAATCCGATAACATAGGCCGTTTATCATTCCGCTGTTCAACACCCCGCGATAATTGCGCCAATGTAATTACCGGGCAATCATATTCTTGTGCCATAGCCTTCAATCTGGCGCTTATGTCGGTGTATTTGGCATGGTCTGAATGGAATGTACCGGCGTTATGAATTAACGTCAGGTAGTCTATTAAAACAATTATTTGCTTACCTTCATGTTTCTTCTTTGCCTTACGTATTTTTGATCGAATATATTGGATCGTTTGCATCGGCTTATCATATATTTCAAAGTCTAGCTGATACAAGATGTTAACCGCTTTTTTCCAGTCTTCTTTCTTTCCTGCTGACAACTTGTGCGGATTTCTTGCGATAAACAGATTAATACGTCCTACAGTTGCAATTAAGCGCCTTAGTAAGCTTTCCTCTGACATCTCGAGCGAGAATAAGAGCGGAACCGCATTGTTCTTAGAAGCGCTTAAAGCGAACTTAAGCATGGTAGCCGTTTTCCCGACACTCGGCCGCGCTCCCAGGATGTAACTTGCATGATTTTGAAAGCCTCCGGTCAGCGCATCCAATGAATTAAACCCGCTAGGAACGCCCGCATCCTCCACATCTTCCAAGAATGGCAAATCATGCATTTCTTTCAATGTCGCGTTTTTATCAGGATCATCTGAATGACCGACATCATCAAGTAGCTGTAACTCGCTTATCAAATCTTGGCTGTCTTTATTGTCATTACTTAGCCAACCCTTGATAACTCTTTCAGTCTCCCTTTGTTTATATTGATCAATAAATTCACGCTCATATGATTCAAAGTGTTCTACATTGCCGGTAGCCTCTAACTTCGTGATGAAGTCAGGGCCACCTAGCTGTTGAATATATTCGTAATTAGTAGCTAACAATGTAACTTGATCCACTTGCTTGTTTTCAGATACCAGGACAAGCATTGATTGATATAGTAGTTTGCTAGACTCTTCATTAAAATGTGCTGCTTGTATGATTGTTTCTTGGATCAATGTATTGTCTTTCAAAAAACATCCCAGTATTTCACGTTCTAAATATGACATGTTACCCTCCCATTTCTGCTAACATTTTTTCATGCTCTATTTGATCCCGCGTTTTCTCGGGCCTAACTGTTATCAAATCAGCAACAGACGGCGGGAACGTGTTCACTAATACATATTCTTCCGCTTTTTTCATAACTGCTGCAGGATTCTGTTCTTTTAGTAACGCATGCCATGTATCGATCCTTGATTGCGTTAGGTGTACATTTGGATAAATATCATTTACAAACTTCAACAACTCCGCCACTTGCCTTTTAGTCATCAAGGTCGAACTCATTTATATCAACCGCTCCTTTAGTATTAATAGGATTGTTTAATCTGCCTTGCGCCTCCGCCTTTGGAGTGTTCCGCATAATCCCGATTGTGTATTCTTCTTTTTTGCCTACGTGATTATCAATGTGTTCTTTAAGTGCGTATTCAACAACAATGGGATCGTACTTCTTCCAGGCGTTCATGTTTCTATAAATAACGCTCTCTGCTACTTTTTTGGTGACTCTTGTTTCTCTTATAGCATCCCAGTATTTCTTGTTAATGGCTGTAAAGTTTGGAATAGTAGAGAAGACCGACAAAAGTTCTTTTATTTTTGGCGCATGGTCTTTATTAATTGTAGTATTAGTACTTGTAGTACTATCCTTAAGCTTTTCTTTAATAGGGGTATTAAGCTTTTCTTTAATAGGGTCATTAACTATTCTTATATACCTATTAAGGATTTCTTTGGTACCCTCTTTGTAGATCATTTCAGTGCTTATATATCCGTTTCTCGCAAGTTGATTAACCCATGTTGATATAGTAACGTTGCTAACTTCATACAATCCCGCAAAGTATGCGTTGTTAGCCCAGCAATAACCTTTCTCATTACATAGGGCTGTTATCTCTCCGTAAAGCAACTTCGCACCACTGATTAATTCCTTGTCATACCTAACATTTGCGGGTATTATTGCGTAATAACTTTTCTTCATGCCGTCACCTCTCGTATTCCCATGAATGCCTACTCCGGCTTTTATAAACGACTGTATAACCGGCTCTTTCACTAACCTCCATTAGGTCATCAGGGTTAATTTCCTCCAAGAATTCAGTCAACTCTGTTATACCCCTGCAATATTCCACCAAAATATATTCCCTCTCCATTGATTCATCTCCCTATATCGCAAACCGCATAATATTTGTGCACCTCTAGTACAATGTAAGATGGGTAATTCTTGTTCATATACCATGAAATACTGCTTTTTAACTCTTCCTTTGTTGATGCCTTAGTCCACAGTTCAGGTGACAATAAAACCATTGATTTATTCATAATTGATTACTATTCTGATACTCTGTCATCAGCGTTTTAAGCTGTATTTTCAGCGAGTTAATGATTTCTTGCGTTGATTGGAACTGATTGCGCCACTTCCAAACCTCTGATTCAGCTTCTGCCTCATCCTTGCGTAAAACGTAGATTGCTATTTCAGCAGCGCCTTCTTTTACAATTCCAGTTCCTACAGTGTCATGCATTGTTTTCCCCCATGTCGTTTTGCGCGTGGCGTAAGCTTTTCCATGTGATCTAATAGCATCCGCATGGTAGTTTCCGATCAACTGTAATGACCTGCTGTACAATGTGATGATTCGTGATAGTTCAGCAGGGTTTTCTTCGTCTAATTTATTGATGCTGTTGTATAATTCTTTAAGCTTGTCCATATTTTGCTAACAACTCTTTTCGTTTAGCCTTGCGCCACTCTCGACCCTCGGCGGTTGAATCAGCGAACCAATGGCATGTGCCTTTGTTAACGCTAGGGCCACATAAAAGAACTATGTTCGCGGGATCACTTCCCGATCCACCTTGTGATGCCTGGACCAAATGCGCTCTTTCAAAGGCGTATGCGCGACTTCTGCCACAACGTTCACATTTACCTTCGGAGCGCCTCAACACCTCGTCACTGACTTCTTTTGTAATCCTAGTGATGTTTCTACGCAATGGTTTAATCCTCTTATGCTTGATGCCAGATTTAGGTTGTGGATTAAAACTCATTCGCTCACCCCTTCTTTTTATTTGCTAATGACTTAGTTAAAACTGCATCCATGTAATTGTGGTCTTTTCCCTCTGCGGTTTGTGCTGCATACCATTTATTAAACTGCTCTTTAGTTTTACCGCCCAACTCATACTTCGACAACAATGTCGCTTTAAGAACTTGCTTTTTAGCAGGCGGGGGATTACTTGTTGGTTGCCTGTTGTTTCCGGATGCTCCGTTCCCGTCATCATCCTGGTCGCTCGTGATCCCATAGATAGCAGACAATGAGTACCTTTTAAGGTAAGTAATCAATGCCCCTGCTCCTTGTGCCGTCTCTTTATCTGCTTTCATAAACACTGGATCAAACTCTATAAATTCACCGCTTGTATGCATTAACAATGTGGCTACTCCAACGCGCCCATCCTCATTATTCAAGGGCCATTGTACAAATGAGAGTCCGTGCTTTGGGCCATGTCCCGCTATTGCCTCTACAATGTTTTCCAATGGAACATACTTACTTTTAAAGAAAGGATTGTTAGCATCTTTCAATGGCTGCTTAACCTCTTCTTGGAATTTAGATAATGCTTTAGATATTTCTACAATACTTTCTGACATCCTCATTTTCTCACCTTCAATGTGAAGCTATCTGCCTGTTCTTCGATCGTGATCCCTTCGATGACTTCACCTGTTTGTGGATTAATAACCTGTCCATCATTCACGGCGAATGCTTTCTTAATATCTGCCTTAGCAGGTTCTTTCTTAACTCTTATCAAGTCATTCATTTCAGCTTTTTCTAATGCTTGCACAACTTTTTCATTATCATAGTTCCATTTTGGTTGGCGTTTTCTAAAGCCAAAGTTACCATTTGGTAGTTTAAGAGATTTAAACTTTGGATCTTCTGCCTTTTTATCTGCTGCATATTGTGCGAGTAAAGATTGAAAGTAATCAATGCTATTACTTGATGAAACATTAACCTCTTTGTTCCATTGCTCTATTTTGTCGATTTCAGACTGTGCTAAGGCGTTGTTATCATCTATCTGATCGTTTAGTTGACCAATCTTTCTAAGTGCCCAATTCGCCTTATTATCATCTGTAACCGCAAACGATTCTTTTTCTGTTTCTTCTTGTTCATCTAAAAAATCATGTAAACTTGTCATTATTCAACCTCTCCCTTTTATAAAAATGCTGTGATGTCAATGTTTTTACTGTAGATACGTAGCCATACAGTGCCGTTCATCGCTAGATCCCTTTCGACCTTGCCTAAATGTCGGTATGGCTTTAATTTGTCATAGGCAGTCTGTAAATCCACGCAATCATAGAATGTTATGTCGACCTTCGCCCCACTCTCCAAAACGTCATTTACAGTAAAGTCTTTTACGTTATCCATTTGATCATCCCCTTCATCTGTGGTATAATCGTCATATGAATCTTTATTTAACGGCTCGTTGTCGCGGGCCAAATCTTCATTTGTTGGGTAACCTGTTAGTAGTGTTTTAGTTATGTCCGGGTGCTGTAAGTCCATTAGTTGATGTCCTTTCTGTCTTCGGCAAAGTAGAGCACTTTAAAAAAAGGCTCCATATCATCTTTCGGATATTCTGTTCCATTGCTAAGTTCGTAACTCGTGCCGTTTTTTAGATAGTCGTCAGTTACACCCATAACCACAAATGGCGCCCCATATTTGTTTATAACACAATCGTATAAATCCAACTCCCACACATCACGGTTATTGCCATTCCAGAACCTACGCTGTTTCTCTGTTGCTATTTCTTCGTCTGTGGCGTGTCTTACAATCCCATTAGGTGGAGTATTGTTGAGTCCTTCATTGTCAACAATCATTCGTCCGTGTGATTCAAAACCAACAATTACATTTATGTCTTTTCCTTCATCCCATTCGACTGCTACCCAATCGCCATCCTTAAACTCATCCTCTACCTCGTAACCTGAAAACAAGGCCCTTGAAAAATCAGTTGTAGATAAAAAGTGCAAAGGCAACGCCCAACTTTCCGTGTCAAAAGGCGGCTTAACATTAGTCATTTTTGCATGTTGCTTTCTAGCCTCTTGCTTATACTTTTCAATTGCATCTGCCTGTTTTTGTGAAATTTTAACTTTCTCCATTTACTTCATCCCCTTATAATGTGATTAAAAAGAATACTAGACCGATAAAAGCAGCTGCGCTAAATCCTTGTAAGTGATACATATTGTCAACCCCCTTATATTGTCATTGCGTAAGTTAGTGCGTAATATAGAAATATGAATATTCCTGCTGCACATCCGATGTAAAACATGTCGGTGAGCTTACTCATAAGCTTGTACCAATTTTTTGTAAATCTCGATCCTGTCTGGCCTTTGTGCTACCTCATCAAGCAATCCTTTAAGCTCATTCTCGTAGTCTTGTTTATTTTTAACGCGCTGCAATTCTTCCAGCGACCCGATTGCGTTTTGTAAATGAATCTTTGCGTTGTTGTAATACCCGGTTTCAAATTGCGTTATTGATAAGTCTAGTTCGTGTCTGAAGCATATTTCGTCATTTACTTTCCACATTGTCTGATCCTCCTATATATTCGTTTAGTAATTTTGGCGATATGTGATAAGTCCAAACGGTCGACATCTTAACGGCTACACCGATTGGCAAAATATCTTGTTGCAGTGCCACTCTCACAAATTGCTGTGATTTACCCAGGATTCCAGCAGCATCTTTTACTGATATGTTTTGTTGGGTCATGAGTTATCGCTTCTTTCGATTATTGGGAGCAAGTCTTTCTTACTCTTCAGTAATTCGTAGATGAACAATCTACCTTTTTGTGTCCACTTCGTATTCATTGTCACGTCTTTTGTTCCGTCACTCTTAGTGATGTCGACAGTTTTTGAATGCGTATATCCTTTGTCATGATGATTGCTGTACAGTAGCCATTGCCCACTCTGCTTGTACTGTATTTTCAACCCGTGGAGCAATTTGTTCATTTTTTGTGCTGACATTCCGTAGTCTTTAGCGATCTGTCCGATTGTTACTAATCCTTTGTTTTTCAGTATTGAATCTGTGTAATCTGCTTTTGGTTGCAACTCTTTATTTTGTTGAGTAAGCATGTTGTTTTTGGTCTCGAGCTTTTCGTTTTCTTCCACTCGGCCAACAAGTTGGATTAACGCTTCTTTATAATTGCTAGGTAAACCTGATTGACTGTTTTCTAATTCCTCGATTCGCTTGATAACTTTAAATCTTGTTTTTGCATCGTATTTTAATGCGAGTTGCATTGCTCCGTCTTTACCAAATTCATAACAAGGTCTGCTTTGGTTGTTTTTGTCTTTGTATGAGCCGTGTCCAAAAATGGATCGGGCTACTTCTTCACCTAAATCCTCCATTTCATTGCGCACATCCCGCATAACGTGTTGGTGTTTCTTTCCTGTCAACTCCGCTACATCTAAACTAGTCATTCTAATGTCGTTCTTCGTCATTAATTCATTCATTATTTTATTTCCTCCTAATTTTCCCAATTATGGTAGAATCTTATTAATAGGGGGTGATACTATGTCTAAGAAATATAATATTGGTAAAAAGTCTGACATGCGTAAACTCAATAGAGATTTAAAGAATCAAGCAGACGAAATCGTAAAGGATGCTGCCAAAACAATGAAGGTAGATATTGAATGCCCGCATTGTAAGGAAGACATTAAAGTCAAGAGCGGTAAAAATGCTTGTCCGCATTGTGATCGTAATATTGAACTTGATGTTAGTTATTAGTTGAAACGCTTATGTTAATTTCTTTTGATGCCAATTCATCTGACAATGAGTTGGCTTCTCTCATTAACTCGCCCAATCTTTCGACTTTTTCTATCGTCTCCGTTAATTCCGAAGTATCAACCGTTATGTTCATTTTGATCTCGCTCATTCTATCCACCTCCTTGTTTTCTCGACTACACCCCCTCATCAAGATTCAACGTCTTGGCAAGCGCTATTTTTATTGCTATCTATTTTCAGTTGCGCTCGGTCGCTCGATCCTTCAAGTGGGATGTTATGGCGAAACTCGTTTTGCTCGGTTGAATATTGATGACAGGGTGTGTCGGTATTTAGTTTTTGTGTTACTCTGCCTTGTCAATTACACGTAGCGTAGAGTCGGTTGGTAAAAAAATATCTTCTATCTGTCTACCAAACTCACTGCTTATAATAAACATTTCGTTTAGCGTGAACTCGTTGACTCCTCTTTCTTTTTTCGAATATCCGTTCACACTTAAATTAAGTAGTTTAGCCATTTCTTGTTGCGTAATATCTTTATAGCGTCTGACTGATGCAAGTTCAGTTTGTTTCACTTTGTTGCCCTCCTCTTCTGAAGCACTGACTCTATAATACATAGAGGTTATAGAAAAGTCAAGCACAAAAATGCACTTTATATAGATATATGTACACTTTTACAAAAGATCGTGTTATAGTGTATATAGTACTTAATAGAAGGAGTCGGAAAATGATGAATGAAAAAGAAATCAAATTATTTGTTGGAAAGCGTATAAAAGAAGAAAGAACAAAGCTTAAAATGACCCAAAAAGAGTTAGGGGACATAATAGGAGTCCAACACAACACGATTTCAGCTTATGAAATGGGTAGAAACGCACCCGAACAAAACGCCATCTTTAAAATAGCCGAGGCGTTGGATGTTAGCGTAGACGACTTCTTTCCTGAGAGAGAAAACAAAACGAGCGAACTAGAAAGAGCCCTCAAGATGACTGAAGGCCTTGACATAAAAGATATGGATTTCCTTAACAAGCTAATAGAAAAGACCCTCTCAATGGATGGAGAAGAGAGGGAGAAGTTCTTGGAGAGTATAAAGTTTACAGTAGATTATTACGATAAAATGAACTAGGTGTTGTCTCTAACCAACTCCACATATTCGACCAGAAGCTGTAACTCTTTATCTGTCATTACTATCCCGCCTTTATGTAAGTTATGATGACTGCATCCATAATGTACCATTAATGCAAGCGGTAAGACGTGGTACATTATGGAAAGTGGTATCGCTTACTACATACAGTGTATCACATTCAGAACAAATGTTCTATGTTTATTTTAGGAGGTTATTAAAATCAAAAATCCAAATGGTTATGGGTCAGTAATTAAACTTAGCGGTAAACGTAGGAGGCCCTTTGCTGTAAGAGTTACGGATGGTTGGAAGATCAATCACAAAACAGGGAAAGAAAGACAGGTATTTAAGTATGTAGGCTATTATAAATCAAGGACAGATGCCATGATTGCTTTGGCGGAATACAATCAAGATCCATATGACATAGATGCCCGCAAGGTAACATTTGATGAAATATATTCGAAATGGAGCAAAGAAAAATATAGAATCGGAAGGGATGACCAAGCATCAAAGGCACTGATCGATGGGTATACTACAGCTTACAACAACTCTAAACCACTGTATGAACTTGCTTTTAATGAGATTAGAGCGCACCACATGCAAGACGTGATAGATACATCGGGATTAGGTTATTCAAGCAACAACAGGCTTAATAGCTTGTTTAATCAGATGTACGCATACGCAAGAAAAAGAGACGTCGTGGAAAAGGATTACTCCGAATTTGTCAAAGTCCCCGCCGATAATAAGCCAAGCTCCAAAAAACCATTTACAGATGATGAGATAGAAATATTGTGGGATAATGTGGACAAGTACGAATTAGCAGATGCTACCTTGATTATGATTTATACAGGATTGAGGGTAAGTGAGTTGCTTACAACTGTAGATAAAAAGGATATTAATTTAGATGATCGATTTTTAACAGGAGGATTAAAAACAGATGCCGGCAAAAATAGGGTTGTGCCTCTTAATAAAAAGATTGTCCCTCTTATCGAGAAAAGAAAAAACTCAAAGGACAAGCACTTGTTTGTAAACTCAAGAGGGGATAGGATGACTTACCAAATATTTAGAAGGCGATGGGCCCCAATGATGAAAGAATTAGGATTAGATCATACGATCCACGAATGCCGACATACATTTGGAACTCTTATGGATAATGCTAATGCTAACAAAGTATCGATTAAAAGGATTATGGGACACGTTATAAGTGATGTGACGGACGGAGTTTATACACACAAAGATCTGGAACAATTATTAATAGCCATCGACCTCATTTAGTGTGTACTACGTGTATACTACCTGCATGATTTAACCGACTTCTATATGTTTTTATAAAAATATAAAGCCCACAAGGACTATGCCTGTGGGCTTTTGGCATTAGTGTGACTGTACAATTATAGTATTTTTAAAGCGCTACACACCAACTGTTACACGCTTATTTTGTATACTACCTGTGTACTACTAGCATTGCTTTACGGACTCTAATATAGACGATAGAGCAATTTTAATCAATTATTTTATGTTTACAACTTACCTCTATTTAATCTACGCTGTAATTCTTTTACCATTACGCTAGGCTTACTAACTTTACCGTCTACAGGCGTTTTAAACCTGCGTTGCATAGCCCTGTACGTAATAGGTCCGGTATATCCATCTGCCTTGACTTTTAACAACTTTTGTAAAGCTTTAATAACTGTACTCGGTTTACTAATAACACCATCTACAGGAGTTTTAAAATAACGCTGTAATGCCCGCGTCGTGGCTTTCCCCCAATATCCATCTACCTTTAGGTTAGCGCTAGGCTTGCTTGTGGACGTTTTACCGCCACCCTTAATCTTGGCTAGCAAACTATTGTTTTGACTCGCTGTACCGCTGTAATTGCTTATGCCGTGCTTTTTAGCTAACTTTTTACGGTTAGAGTAACTGGAATTGATCCCCTTAGACTTTAAATAGTCAACTAAACCTAGATTACTAGACGTCTTAGGTTTAGGCACGTGTGTAGGCTTGCTTGTGGATGATCCCACACCTGCCTTAAGCTCACTCATCCTAAAGTTTTTACCAGGACAAGCCGTACTGCCCACATCATTATGTCCAACAATAGATACTTTGTTAGGCAGCTGACCCATTAACCATTTGTTGAGCGCTATACCTGCGTCTAGTTGAGCCTTAGGCATCGTTTGAGCAGTAAAGTCACCTTGATAACCTACTCCAATAGTTGTGCTGTTGTAACCACTGGCATGTGCTCCAATGTTCATTCCTCTACCTGCATAGATGTTACCTTTAAAATCAATCCAGTAATTATAGCCGATCCCCGCCCAACCATTACCGTTCTTATGATAGTTATGAACATCATCAAGATGCCATGACTTATGTGCCATATGGTGTTGTACGATTTGGGTTACTCGCGACTTATTCAGTGGAGTCAATCTGCCATTAAAACTTAAATTACGTTTATATATCTTAACCATGATCGATCTCCTCCTTGATATTCTTACCTGTTTCAAATATCCCAACAGACATTAAGCCTGCAATACCACCCGCCCACATCCGCATAGTCATATCCGCATCTAAAAACACGGCAGCAGCCCCTACTAAAATTCCCACGCATAGCGCAACGATCGGCAAGAATCGATCGTTAACTAAAGTAGCGCGTTTGACTACCTCAACGATTGCACCGACTAGCAACGCAATTGATGTTGCTAAGATTAGTATTTCTTCCATTTTTACATTCCTCCATAAAATTTAATAAGCATAAAAATAAGGGATACGAGGCCGAATAGCCACCCACCCCATGATTTAATTGCTTCACCTACTGATGTTTTCCCTTTTTGTACTGCCTTGATCTCGTCCACATCTTGTTTTACCTCAGTCAACTTTGTATATAATCCGTTATACTTTTTAATGATCGCCTTAGTCTCGGCTAGGTCGCCTTGCAATTCATTTATTAAAATGAATAAATCTTTGTTGGTAAACCATTGTTTGTTTTTCTCATCCAATTTACATCCCCCTGTTTTATTACATAAAAATAACGCCCTACTCGGCGTTTTCTAGTTTTTCATCCCTAACTTTACTTCTTATTTATCTTCCGTGTACATGCGATTGATTTTGTATTTACTATCTGACTTTGATAACCTAATCACTATCACGCCACTATCGTCAACATTTTTTAACGCTTTATAAAATTTGAAAAGCAATTTAATCATATTCATTTTCTAACACCTCCATTTAATATAATATACGCCTTAATCAGCGTTTTCTAGTTGTTCTAATTCGTGCTTCAACCTCTCGATTTCAAGTTCCTTTTCTGTCTTTTCTGGCTCGTAGATAACTTCCCCTTCTTTAACTACTAGCTTTGGGGTTAGTCCATCAATCACTAGCTCGCATTTATCAATCTGTTCAGCTACGTGATCCTCTATATAAAATTGATAACCTCGACCTGTTGAAACTGTTTGATTGCCTATAATAATCGATGTAACCACGTCTTCGGAAACTACAAAAAACACCTTAACAGTACCGGGATGCCTAGAATCATATGTTTCAACCATTAATTATCACCTCATTTATTATGGATCATCAGTTTGAAACGCTCTGTTGATCCGAAAGATTAAAATGTCATTGCTCCCCGAGTTGTCAGATCTGGTGATCCCTATCCGTAGTTCCACTCTTCGCCTCTGGTATGTGGGAACACCTACATCAATCACAATTGGAGCGTACCCTGACCCGCCCCTTTCGTGCC